ACCAGGACAAAAACTAGGGTTTTCATTGGCGGCCTATAAATTCTGTTTGCTTTGTCTGCATGTACTTGGTGAATAAATACCAGCACACATTGTCTTTACCGGTGTGTTTGCTATCTGGGATCCACTTAACACGGCCCACAGATACTATCATCCGGCAATAGGTTATTAACTCTCTTGCTTGCTTAGTGTGCATCCAGTCGGCATCAAAAAGCAGCCATGTAGGTTTGAGCGACATAAAATACTCGATCATAGGATGCAGCAAATCACGTCGCCAGGGAGGGTTTGTAATTATAGCGTCAGCCTCTAATATCTTCATCTCGTCTAACTCCAGCGCATCATGCTGAAGTATATCGGATCTACGCGGCTCTATATCGCTCTTGTAGCAGCACATAAGGCCGGCTAGCTCCAACATATCAATCAACTGTCCATTGCCAGCACACGGCTCGCAAAACAGCTTTACATCCGCATTATCCAGGTGCAGCAGCAATGGTTTAATAGCTGACGGAGGTGTCGGATAATAATCTCTCGGTATCCGGTCAAATTCACTTCGTTTACCCATGTAGTCCTCATTGTGAATGTCTGTGTCCGGATTGGGTTATATATGTATATGCAGCGCGTGGTGCGGTCGCCGGGGGTAGGGTCAGGCGGTATATGCTCAGATATGCAGCGTAACAGCCACCATCCCCCACGCTTTCCAATAAAATAACTACGATGCAGCATTATCACCGCAATATCACCGCAAAACAACGATATCGCCCTGGACTCGCGCGTGCGAATGAACGCAGTGTCAGTATGGCCTAACGGAAATCAACCAGCTTTGATATCAACGTCGCCTTTCTCCCAGGACAATGTAATCGTACCGCTCATGCCTGGTGCTGCCATATCCTCAGACTTATTCCGTATGCCCTTTGGCTGCAACTGTGTGTGCCGTTTCTGCAATGTATCTACCTTTAAGCGTCGCATCTGTACCTCTGCCATCATATGCTTTGGATCCACCGGTAAAGGTTTGTTAAGCACCTCGTCGATCTCTTCCTGGATGCGTTCACCCTGGATAGCTTTTGCTTTGGTATACATTTCGTGCGCGTCGTCATTCTTCTGAATGTATCGATACACTGTATCATCGCTTGGAAATCCATCGATCTTTGCAATCTCGCGCATTGATTTGCCGCTGAGTAAATGATCGCAGATCTTCTCCATTAATTCTATGTTCATAAGCCGTGACATTGATCCACCTAATTGACCAGGCATAAACCGGTGGAGCGGCTTACACCTGGCAAAATATCAGAAAGTGATATGAAAAAATTAACCGCCTACATCTATTGTCTTGGCAGACACATGACACAATATTAGCAGTAATATCGCAAGATCTTGGCAATTATAGCTGAAAGCGTACTATATTTCGTGCTTTCGTGCAATCACTTTGTAATAACTTTTTGCGTCAATCTTTCCGGTTGCAGCTGCATGCGATACGCAAGTCTAACGATTGCGTCCAGGTAATTTGCTTTGACGCGCTTTGGTGAGATACGATCCTTGCTAACCTTGCTAAGCTTTTCCCATGCTGGCCCACGTTCTCGAATGTATCCATTACGCAGCACCGCAGAATAATTAACCGCCCATATCAACCGGCGCTGCTCTGTGTCGCAGTATGCCAGGGATATATCGAGCGCCAAGAAGTAGTCGTCAATATCTCTTGGTGTTGCTTTTGGTGCTTTCGGTGAAAACGCTGCGCTATTGTATGCGTGCCAGGATTGTTCGTACTCGGGCCAGCTGGCTAATTTTCTTTTGACAATCGCCGGAGGCAGTCTGCGCTCCGTTGCTGCGGCTTGCAAAAATAGCGACTCAAGCCAGGTTACATCGTATGGAATTTCCTTATGCAACATACGTGTAATTACACTGTAATATATACGTAATTATAACGTGTAGTTGCTCGGGCGCGGTAATTACCGAGGGTATCAATAATTTTCATCTTGTAAATACTTTTTTCCATTTAAGTAAAAAGCGCTGCCAAACGCTGCTATTGTACCTGGCAAACAGCTGACCAAATCTACCGGTAAAATGCTTATCGATTGAGTTGTGCATGTTCCCTCGCTAAACGATCGACGATGAAATCTTCTGAATAAAAGCTTGGCCGCTCCATCAACTGCACCGGTAACTTATGCAGCATGGCTATTTGCAGCAGCGTCCATCCCTCCCCTATCCTATAATTTACGTAGTCTTGCGCTATGTTATGATCCATAAATATTCCTCCTTGCTTGAAATAAAAAACTGTCTGTTTGTGAATGATCCTTGAGCGTCACTACTGTACCTAACACCTGGCGCACTTCATCGAGCGTCTTGCATACAGCGGTGACACAACCAGCTGTTGATAATGCTTGCAGCGTTTTGTTTTGTGCTGCCGTTATTGTGTTCTTGCCTACTTTGAGCTCGATAAACACCGGCGGCTTACCTGGACAAAAGATTTCGAGATCCGGCCAGCCGGTACACATGCCAGCTTTACGCAGCTTGACACGATGCGCGACATGGCTTTTGCCCTCATTTGGTGAGTGATGGAAGATAGATCCGTCCGGTAAGGCAACACGCAGATAATCCGCAACCAGGTTTTGCAGCTGCGCCTCTGTCATACGTCATCCTGGTAAAAATCATTTGGCTGCACTGCGCCATCTGTTGCGACCTTGATCCGGCGCATGTATTCCTTGTTTGGATGCACTGCTCGAGCGGCTCCTGGATGATTACGATGTAAACACCAGCGATGCACCACACCAGCACCAGGCGCATCGAGCAACTCTGCCAGCTGCCGATACGTTAAACCTCTATTCTTGCGCCATTCTTCAAGTTTCAAATCAATATTACCTTACGTCAATAGATCAATATTAGGATCAATGTTATTGATTTAACAAATTAAGTTACATTGATATTAAAAGCAATACTTATTGTGTAAAAGATAAATATGATTGACTAACTAGGATTAATTAACTACGTTGGTAACTCATGTAACGCTAATTGTTACAAATATTATTGATTTATACGATGAACGGAGGATAAAATGATTGATAATGTAACTTACGAGATATTTAAAAAAGTATGCTTTAATTTAAGTGAATCAAAAATACGCTACCTCTACGGAGTTGTAAGACGCGGCTTAGCGGCAGAACAATACGGAGGGCGGCATGAACGTAGTTAACTTTTATGAAGAGATGACGGAACAACAAACGACTGGGAATTTAAAGGCACTGGCGCGCCGCGCTGGTCTAAGCGGTGTGCAGATCGCAGAGCAAATGGGTATGCGGCCGGAAACAATATCGCGCCACCTCAATGGCAAACAAAACATTAGTATTGAGGATGCGATGCGCTATGCCAAGATACTGAACTGCACAGCTGAAGAAATACTCTTCCAGCGCAGCATGTGTCCAATTATAGGCGAACTAGCGCCGTCCGGTATATTTACCCATTACGGACAGAACGAATCAAAGATACGCTATCTAGCTGGGCCACTAAGCTTTCAATCGTATCACGGCGCATACTTTGTGCCTGGATGGTTCACAAAAAAAAGAACAGCAATATGTATTATAGATACGCGACCAATAGAAAAGCGTTATGTACACAATCAAGCTGTTGGTCAGATTTCGCTCAATCACGTCAAAGGTCTTGGAGATGATGGAAAAGATGTGACAGTGCTAGGCTATCCGTTCGAGAACAGCGACTTCAAAACATATACAGTGCGGCGCATTGTAAACATGGTTGACTCCATGCAAAACAATGAGCGCAAAAAGCACGTAAAATATCCAATCATGGAAAAAGATTATTTGCCGGAGTGTGAATTGATTTGGTCAGTGCCAATATCGATGACACTGTACGATCCTCCATCGCTCGGTTTTGAGTGCGTAAAAGATAATTGACGCAATCTGCAATATTATTGATTTTAATTATTGACGCATAGTAACAATATTTGTTATCACTGTTAGACGCGCCGTGTTAATCCTTCAAGCGGCGCGTACCAACTAAGAGAGATAACATGCCGCTGCCCGAACTTACACCCGACTATGCTTTGCGCTTTGACTACCATCATCATAGCAATCCTATGTCGCAGCCTCGAGGACGTAAGCTTTTCGATAAAGTTATTGTCCGGCCCATGCTCGATAAGCTTTGGAAAGAGGATCCGGATCGTGCCAGGCAATTAGATCCCAATCGTGCAGCATCCCCACGGATGGTCGCCGGTACGTCAACACAAAAAGCTGTTGATAGCGTGCTAAATATTGATGATGCAGAGCCCATGAAACTTGATGAAGCGCACTCCTGGGCCAAATCTGAGGGCCTAATTTTCGAGAATAGGCATTTTATCAGCGATTTTCTTGGAAATAGCGACGAAATGGAGATTGAACTGTACAAAGAGGAGATTCCGCTGGTTATCAACCATGCGCTCGAGGGATTGAAACAAGCCATGTCCAGGGAGAACCGATATGTCGGTGAGATTATCCTCCAGGACAAGCTGCCAGGATGCGAACTGCCGCACAACACTCGGCCGGACTATGCTCGACGCGGCGATCTTAAAACCAAATGGAGCAGCGTAAAACGCAAATCATATCTACCTAATAATTTATCCGGGCCATTCGAGCAAAAAGCTGTGTACCAGGTCGCCGGCTTTTGGGCCTTAAATGGTCAGCAGCCGCCGTTCCTGGTGTACGCAAACTACAAAGACTTCAAAGTATTTGACCAGGACAATTCACCGGAGTTAAGCGACGAGAACTTAGCCAGGATTGTAAAAGAGATTGCCCGGCATCACCAGGTAACAGAGCAGCTACTTAAAAAAGCAGACAACCAGGAAGATTTGTTCAGCATGATCGACCCGGAATGGCACGACGGATTTGCCTGGACGCTGCAACCCGAACTGAAAGAATTAGCAAGGAGAGTATTTAGATGAAAGATCAGCTGCAAGCAGCCATGAAAGAGATCAACGCTATCAATCAAAGTGATGGTGTCGATATGAAAGGAAAAAAATATACAACAGTTGCCATGCGTGTTGAAGTATTTAGAAAACACTTTCCCGACTTTTCGGTAAATACCAGGGTAACAGTTGACGACGGCAAGCGCGTTGTTGTTGTTGCAGAAATATATCCGCCAAAAGCAGAACGTCCAGTCGCCACCGGGATAGCAGAAGAGATACGCGGAGCCGGAAACGTAAACAGAACGTCAGCTGTCGAGAATGGCGAAACATCAGCTATCGGCCGCGCGTTAGCAAACATGGGTTTACATGGCGGCGAGTTTGCCAGCGACTTCGAGATCGAGGTTGCTGAATTGAAAGAAGTTACGATGGATATGAACGAGGCCATCGAACAAGCCAGGGAAGAACAAGAACAAGAGGCTATGGAAGATTTGCAGCAAGTAA